TTCGGTCCTGGTAAGGTGTTCTTCGTCTCCACTGACCAAGGTGGTAACTTCAGAGTTGGTCAATTCTTCTCCGTTGACCAGTTGACTGGTCGTGCAACCCTGGACGCCTCCGCGTTCAACCTGTCTGGTCTGACAGAACTGAGACTGGGTGCGATCGGTGGTCAGGTCGGTGAGGCGATTAACGAATTCTCCTCTGACCCATTCATGTCTGGTGTATCCAACAGTGCATGTCCTACTGAGGCTGCAGTCGTCGGATTCCTCCGCCACGGTGCAATGGGTGTCGCCGCAATGACCCCTCCAGTTGGTACAACTGCACAAAGACCTGGTGGTGTTGATCAAGAGTTCAACACTGGTGCTCTGAGATTTAACACCGACCTCGGTGCTCTTGAGTACTACGATGGTACTTCCTGGATCGCTCCTGGTAAGAAGGTCTATAGTACAGTTACCTCCACGCAGGCAGCTAGTGCAAAGGATAACGTCTACTTCTGTAACACCACTGGTGGTACATTTACCCTGACGCTACCTGCATCGCCTGACCTTGGTGATACCGTAAGATTCTACGATATCGCTAAGACATTTGATTCCAACGCCTTGGTTGTTGGTAGAAATGGCAAACTGATCCAAGGAGACGCTTCTGACCTTACGGTCAACGTCGAAGGTGCCGCTTTCGAGTTAACTTTCGCGGGTGACTCCTTCGGTTGGAGACTCTTCTCCGTCTGATTCGGATTCTTGGGGGACCACAAGTCCCCCTTTTATCTCTTTGTAATACTCAGTTTTGATTATGTGTCTCTAAATACAATTACAAGAAAGGGTTGTAAATGGCCAACTATAAATCATATAAGGTAATTTCCGCCGATCAAATACCAGATGGAGTAATATCACTTGAGAAACTTCAAAGTGGTGTTGGTCCTACTTTTTGCGTAAAACATTTCCATGGATCTCCTGGAGCTTGTACATCTGGTTGTTGTTGTAATTATACAATGCCTTCAGGTGCTAGTAAAGCACACTGGGAGGCATGGGGTGCAGGTGGAAACGGACACGGATCGTGTTCTTGCAATAGATGTCACCACTTTCAAGGTGCTGCTGGGGGTACTTATAACTCCAAGTCAATCTCTACGGTAGGCGGTTGTTCTTATACAGTATGTGCTGCTGGAGTTTACCGTTGTTACTCTAGAGAGTGTAACGGATGTATTGGTTGTTCCTCCTATGTAAATGGACACAATTTGTCTAACTTCTGTGCTGTAGGTGGTGCAAGAGGTTGTGCTAATGGTGATTGGAGTGTTAGATGCTCTTCTTACTGGACCTGCTGTATTGCACCTGGTGCAAACGGTGGAGATTTTGGTATGGCACCTCACCAGTCTAACTGGTCTGGTCACTGGAACTGCCATTGTACTGGTGCCGTTGGTCACACCTGTCAATCTGGTGCTCCATTCCTAGGAGTTGGCAATGAACAATATATGGACCAATGCTGGGTTTCCTGCGGATGCTGGAGTGCTTCGTATGGATCTGGTGGATCGGGAGCACTAACGACATACTGCGGTAGTGGTCACTGTGGTCAAGGCGGCACTGGTGGCGGCGGTATTGTAAGACTCACCTTTATCTAATTCTGGAGATAAACGAAAAAAATGGCAAATTACTCATCGTACAAAAAAGTTGCTGGAGACCAGATTGCAGATGGTGCTCTAACTGCAGATAAGTTCTCACAGTCTCCCACTGGAACTTTTGGAGTAAAGTGGATTTATGGTCAAACTACTAGATGTTCTCCTGGATGCTGCTGTCTCTGGACTGTTCCTACTGGAGTAAATAAACTCTGGATTCAAGCTTGGGGTGCAGGTGGAAATGGTCATGGTGCCTGTTCTTGTAACAGATGTCAACACTATATGGGTGCCGCAGGTGGTGCATATAACAGTACTGTCGTAGATACTGTTGCAGGTTGTCAGTATACTATTTGTGCTGCTGGAGTTTACCGTTGTTTCTCTAGAGAATGTTGTGGTTGTATTGGATGTTCTTCATATGTAAATGGTCAAGGACTTTCAAACTTCTGTGCAATCGGTGGTTGCAGAGGAATGGCAAACGATAGCTGGACTACTGCTTGTAATGGCATTAACCACTGCTGCCGTGGTCCTGGAGATAATGGTGGTCAGTTTGGATTCACTTCCATGGGTGCTCACTGGTCTAACATGAGACACGATACCTACAGAGGTTGGTGTCACTGTTATCCTCAGGGTACTCACTCACAAAGTGCTCCTCTAATTGGAACCACTGTTGGGTATTCCATTAGAGAATGTTGGATTCGTTGTGGATGTTGGGATGTACCTTATGGTCATGGTGGTCAGGGCGCAATGACTACGTACTGTGGTAATGGTCACTGTGGTCAAGGCGGCACTGGTGGCGGCGGACTAGTCAAAATTACATACTTCTAAGGAGCACAAAGGAAAATGGCAAATTACTCATCATATAAACAGATCAGTAATGAACAGATCGTGGATGGAACAGTTGGTAATGCTCAGTTAGCTCAAGGTGCTTTCTCCAACTATTGCGTGAAGTGGGTATATGGATCCCCTGGAGCACTAACTTCGGGTTGTTGCTGCCTTTGGACTGTTCCTTCAGGAGTAAGTAGAGTTACTTTCGAACTCTGGGGTGCAGGTGGAAATGGTCATGGTTCCTGCAACTGTAACAGATGTTATGGTTGGCACGGTGCCGGCGGTGGTTTCTATAATACTAAAACCATTTCTACAGTTGCTGGTTGTCAGTATACTATTTGTGCTGGTGGTGTTTATCGTTGTTGTTCTAGAGAATGTACAGGATGCGAAGGATGTTCTTCTTACGTCAACGGATATAACCTTTCCAACTTCTGTGCCATTGGCGGTGCAAGAGGTTGTGCGGTTAACGACTGGAGTAGAGGTTGTACTTCCACGTTTGAAAGATGCTGCGTTCAACCAGGTGCATGGGGTGGAGACTTTGCAATGGGTAACCACGTCGATCACAAACCAAAACTTGATGGTTTCGATTGTCACTGTTACTACAACCAAAGTATTCCAACTGGTGCTCCTTTCATTGGAACCTTGGGAGTTACATCCACTCTCAGAGAGTGTTCTGTCCGTTGCGGTTGCTGGGCAGTTCCTTATGGACACGGTGGTCAAGGTGGTGTCAATACTTGTTGCGGTAGTGGAGTCTGCGGTCAGGGTGGTACTGGTGGATCTGGTCTCGTTAAGATCACTTTCGTCTGATACGGAAAACAATAATTTGATCAAAGAGGGTTTTTACCCTCTTTTTTTATAAATATAAAACGAAGGAGTTAACCTGAACAAACATGGCAATTATTTCTCACCAGTGGGAACTACCACTACCCAACGAATTTCTAGCTGACCATTCTTTCAGCAATGGTAATTCAAGAACTACTACTTATGATGGACCAGACAGAATCTGGCTTCAAATTGACGCTAACGGATATGAAGCATACGGCCCACTAACAGCAGAGGATATTGCAGACGGCCGTCCTCAACCTCTTGATGTTGAGGAGTGGTTTGAAGTTGACTGCACAGTATATCCTTTAATTTGTCAACTAAGAGGCCCAGTTATTGACGAGAGGGAAGAAGAGAGAGGAACATCTGAAGCTGCTGTTCCTGGATCTCCAGAAATGGAAGGATTCCCACAGATGACATATTCTCTGCCTCTTATGCCCGATGACATTTATGATGGTGGAACTGTAAGAGTTGTTGATGGTGTACCGACCGTTAAAGCTTTTACTGTAAGAGAAAAGATTAATGGTGTTGATAAAGATAAGACTTGGGATGATGTCAGAACTCACAGAAACAAAGAACTTGAGAGAAGTGACAGCGCTATCGCAGAAGACATGCCTGAGGCTATGAAGAATGAGTGGAAGGCATATCGTCAAACACTAAGAGATTATCCTGCAACTATGGAAGCTGCTGGAGTTCACCCCAATGTCGCAGACATGATGTTCCCACAAAAACCATTCCATGTTGATCCTCCTGCTGATCCACAACCACCCGCAGACGCAACTGAGGCATGGGAACCCCCAACTTCGTTCAATTATTGATTTTATTCGAATATATACTTGGAGGGGGATACCCCTCCTTTTTTTATGGGAGATATTATGTTTGAGATAAATCCAAATTACGAATTAACCGTTAAAAAATCTTGGGATAGATCAAAAGGCACTGATAAAGGATATGTCTGGAGAAAGATTTTTATCATTGATAATTTCTACGAAAATCCCGATGCAGTTAGAGCGACTGCTAGATCATACGAACCAAAGTATGAAAAAGAATACTGTGGTAATTTGATTGGAGGTAGAGTCGTTGAAGATATTCCTATGAATCTCAAAGAGACTTTTGAGGCTCTATGTAAAAGTAATGAATGGACCAACTTTGAGTTTGACCAAAAGGAATTCGATGATAGATGGTCGAAAATGAAATTCATGGTCAACGTGACTAAAGGAGAAGATATCAATAAAAGGTTTGATGAAAAAGGACATGCATATACTTTTCACAAGGATGGGATAAACTCCAAATGGGCTGCTTTGGTATACTTGAATAAACCAGAACAATGCTCTGGTGGTACTAAGTTTTATTCTTGGGAAGATCATCCACATTCCACACCCAGAGAAGAAGTTCATGTAGATATGGTTTATAATAGAATGGTGTTATATGAAGCAAACTGTATGCACGGAGCAGTTCTAGAAAGAGATACTTTTATTGAACATCCCCGTCTAGCACAGGTATTTTTCATGTAATAAATAATGACAGATACGGCATTTTGCTTAATTACTTCTTGAGGTTGAAAATGAGATCTAAGGCATTCTTCATCAATGGTGGAGCTGGTAGAGTTATTTGTTCCATCCCTGCATTTGAAAAATACGCAGAAACTCACGACGATTTTATTATCGTTGCTGAGGGAGGTACAGATTTTTTCAAGGGTCATCCTATCCTAGATGGGAAGGTTTATGATGCTTGGCACAAAAATTTATTTGAGGAACATATTAAACATCGAGATTGTGTTACTCCAGAACCGTATAGGATGTGGCACTATTACAATCAAAAGTGCAGTCTAACCCAGGCATTTGACATGGAAATCAATGGTTTGGATGAACCAAGAGAATTACCCAAACCAACTCTCAACCTATCTAAGATGGAGGTTATTCAAGGATACAACCTAGTACAAGAAGTAAAAGCAGTAACTGGTAAAGATAAGGTAGTAGTTATTCAACCTTTTGGTCGCGGTGTAACTCAAATGGGAGATTTCATTGCAGATCCAAGTTCCAGAAGTTTGTCCTTGGTAAACGCTGTTGATATCATCAATGATCTCAAAAAAGATTATGGTGTCATTATCATGAGTGAGATTCATTTCCCACTCGAAGAGAATGAAGAGAAGTCTAAGTATAAAGTAGGAAGACCCCAAATTGAAGAGATTCGTATTTGGGCATCTGTAATTGATGTTGCAGATCATTTCTTGGGAGTCGATAGTATTGGTCAACATATTTGTAAGGCTTTAGATAAGAAAGCAACTGTTGTTATTGGATCTACGTATCCAGTAAACATTAGTTACCCCGAAGATCCTAATTTTGATATTATTGATGTTGGTGTAGACAAGAGAGTTTACTCCCCTATCCGAATTTCTATGGATGAAATGCGTGATAGATATAATGATCAAGCGATGGAAATGTCCAAGGATCAGGTCAAAGAAGTTATTGACAGCGTAAGAAAGAATCTAGGAAAACCAAAGGCATTTACAGGAACATTCGTTCCAGTACAACAAGATAACTCCTGTTGTCCTCCAACTGGACAGTCTCAACCAGCGCAACCAATGATTGCTGATGGTTCTGCACCGTTTTTAACTGAAAAACCAAAGAAACCTAAGGTTGGTTTCAAACAAGAAGTAAAAAATCTATTGAAAGAGGCTAAGTAATGACACAGTGGATTGCAGCTATTGCCAGAGGGCATAATGCAGGTGTTTGCCTGTTAAAAGATGGTGAACTAGTATTCGCTTTAGAAGAAGAAAGGATTTCTAGAGATAAGTATGATGGTGGTCCATATGCCACCATGATGAAAATTTTGGATTATACCGATAGACTTGATTATCTTGTCATCGCACATACTCAACCATTAAGAGAAGCGGGACATTGTGACTTTACTGGTGATCCAATCTATACCGCATTAGCAAGAAAACTGGGACTGATTGACAGGAAAGCAAATCCCCATGATCACCCACAAGTTATTGATTTGAGTTCAACACACCACAAGTTACATGCTTCTTGTGCGTTCTACAGATCTGGATTTGAAGAAGCTGTAGCGGTCATTGTTGATGGTGCAGGAACATTTATTCCTATGTCCATTAATGGTGAAAATGAGATGTGTTGGGAACTTGAAACTATCTTCAACTGTCAGTACCCAGCAAATATCAAAACCCTATACAAACACCAAGGTGGAAGAGGACCATGGCAATCCACAAGGATTCCCGAGTTTTCCAGTGAAAGAGAGGGGGAAGAAGGTACGCATGAACTTGTACTAGATGATAGTGCTGGAATTACTAAAGCATATGAAGCGGTAACTCAATATTGTGGTTGGGCTCCTATCGAAGCTGGTAAAACTATGGGTCTATTCCCATATGGAAAACCTAATGACAAAATTCCCAAAATCTACTCTGATTACGATGGAATGTCAGAGTGGAAAACTTCAAATAGGGATGTCATTATTCCAACGTATCCTAACGGTGCCCTGGTCAACCAGAACAGGTTCAAAGAGTTACAAACACCAGAAGGGTACGATGGTGACTTAACCACCTTAGAGAACCGTAGAGACATGGCATACGCCATCCAAACAGAGTCTCAACAAATGGTTCTGGATTTAATCCGTAAAGCCGTTGAGATGAGTGGACAGAAGAACGTTGTTCTCTCTGGTGGATACGCTTTGAATTGTGTTGCTAACTATTGGTATCTTGAACAACTTAAGGATGAGGGCATTAACCTATTTGTAGAACCTGTTAGTAATGATGCGGGAACTGCAATTGGTGCGGCTCTTCTTCAATATCATAGAGTAACTGAAGATACCAAAGTAAAGCCAGCACTCGAAAATCTTTATACTGGACCTACACATATGTACACTGTTGATCAAATTATAGATATTGCCGACAAGTATGGCGCTGATAGAGTCTTTGAGGCAACCGATGATGATGTAGTTGAGTTGATTACCAACAAAAACATTGTTGCAATGTTCCAAGGCAGATCTGAGGCTGGTCCTCGTGCATTGGGTAATCGTTCAATCCTGTATGATCCCCGCGATCCAGACGGAAAAGATCATGTAAATACGATTAAGAGACGTGAATACTTCAGACCTTTCGCTGGTTCTATCCTAAAAGAACATGTACACGAATGGTTTGATCTCCGTGGTATGGATGAAACTCCATTCATGATGTATGCAGTAAGATGTCAGGAAGGTATTGAAGAAAAGATTCCAGCAATCATTCACGTTGATGGAACTTGTAGGATTCAAACAGTTACAGAGGAACAGAACAAGTATTATCACAGACTGATCAGTAACTTCCATGAGAAGACTGGTTGTCCAATCATCTTCAATACTTCCTTCAATTTAGGTGGAGAACCTCTGGTAGAAGATCTTGATGATGCTTGCAGAACTCTTGCGAACAGTCTAATTGAGTATGTGTATCTACCTGAATATGGATTGATGATCGAAATCAAGAATTGACATGTATGATGTAAAAAATATTACTGTCGTAGGTGGTGGCACAGCTGGGTGGCTTACTGCCACTTACTTTGCAAGAAGACTTCCTGGTGCTTTCAATGTAACTATCATTGACAAGAAAGAACCAGAACGAATTGGTGTTGGAGAAGCAACTCTATTATCTTTTCCAAATTATATGAGATCCATGGGATTTCAAGAACATGAATGGATGCATAGAGTAGATTCTACTTTGAAGGGCGGTATTCTTTTTCCTGGTTGGGGTAAAAAAGACAAGACTGTTTGGCATCCATTTGGATTTACCGATTTTGCTGGAGTTCCCCTCTATGATGTTTGGACCAATCATCAAGAACATAGTATTTTAGAAATCCAAGCACTTTATAAAAGTGCCAGTCAAAATATGATTGAATTGGATTATATTCATGATACTTATGCAAATCACATTGATTGTGGATTATTGGTTAGATATCTTATGGAAGAGACCAAAGGTCAGTTGAATTATATTAAGGATAATATTGATCAGGTTATATGGGATGGTGAAAATGTACATTCTATTATTACGGAAAATGGTAGCGTAGTTAACTCCGATCTGTTTATTGACTGTTCTGGATTCAATAGAGTCCTCGGTAAACATCACAAGAGAATCGATCTTGATGATCGATTATTTGTCAATACTGCTGTTGCAGGAAGAGTAGAGTACAAAGACAAAACCAAAGAGATGCTTCCATTCACTAAATGTGAAGCAGTGTCTGATGGGTGGATTTGGACAATCCCAACCAGATCCAGAATGGGAACTGGACTAGTATTCAATAGAAATATCACAGATCCAGAAGATGCAAAGACCGCTTTCGTTGATTATTGGGATAACAGAATCAGTAGAGATGATCTAAAAGTAATTAACTGGGATCCATATCACAGTGAACAACATTGGGTTGGGAATGTAGTTTTCTGTGGATTGAGTGCTGGATTTATCGAACCTTTAGAAAGCACTGGCCTCGCATTAATGATTAGATGTGGTGAACACGTATTCACTGCAATATCTGGAGGTTATTATGCTGACCATGATAGAGATATGTTCAATGCTAATATGAGAGCATGTTTCGAGACTGCTGTTGATTATGTGAACATGCACTATTCATATTGTGAAAGAGAAGAACCTTTTTGGCAGTATGTCAGAGAAAAACATAAGAAGTCCGATATGCAAATTCGACAAGAAGAATTACTCACCAATCCACAAAAGTCAACTTCTAGATTGCAAAAATTGGGATTCTTTGGTGGAGATAATTGGGCTGCTTGGTTATCTCAAATTGTTCCCAATATCCCAGGAAAAACATATTATGAACATATGAAAAATACTGTAGATGTAAGATTTAAATATTATATTGATAATCACATTAAATCTATGGTAGAATCGAGTTCACATGAAACGGTTCTCAAGCATATTGACAGTATAGGACCAAGAAACGAAAATCAAAATAGATTACTATGAAGACTGTATTTGTTAATGGAACCTTTGATATTCTCCATCCAGGACATATCGAACTATTCAAGGTAGCAAGATCTCTTGGGGATCGTGTCATTGTAGCAACAGACACCGATGAAAAGATTAGGGCGGATAAGGGAGACAATAAACCAGTAAATGATCTATGCTATAGAGTTGCAATGTTAGAGGCAATAAAGTACATAGATACTGTGGTATATTTTTCATCTAAAGATCAACTGGCAAGTCTAATAAAGCTTTATAGTCCAGATATCCTACTCTTGGGTGATGATTGGAAAGATGGACCTGTTATTGGATATGAACATGCCAAAGAAGTTAGGTTCTTACCTAGAGTCGGAGGATATGCCAGTAGTAATGTTGTTGAAAAAATTAGAAATCAATGAAACAGTTTTCGGTATTAGTCATTGGCGATTCCTGTGATGATGAATACATCTATGGTGATTGCTCAAGATTGAATCCAGAAGGACCTATTCCAGTTCTTGATAGAACAGATGGTGAGGTAAAACCTGGTATGGCAGCAAATGTCAATGCTAATCTGAGAGCTTTTGGCATTAGAACGAATCTAATTACCCAAAAAGAAAAGATCATAAAAACCAGATTCATAGACAAGAAGAGTAACTATCAGTTACTGAGAGTTGATACTACTCCAGAAGTTACTCCTCTTGCCGCACCACAGGTCAAGATGGCATTTATGCATGGATCTTATGATGCCATTGTAATCTCTGACTATGATAAAGGGTTTATAGATGATCAGAGACTCAGAGTTATTGCCGATAACTTCAATGGTCCTATTTTTGTGGATACCAAAAAACGAGTATTGTTCGATAAGAAAAACGTATTCTTCAAAATCAATGAGAAGGAGTACAATTTATTAGACAAGAGTAGTTTACCTAATGATGAAAATCTAATTGTTACTCTCGGATCTAAAGGTGTTAGATGGAGAGGCATTATTTTTCAACCAAAAGAAGTTAAAGTCTTTGATGTTTGTGGAGCAGGAGATACTTTTCTTGCAGCGTTAGTGTTCCATTACCTAATGACATTACAAATGCAGGAGTCTATTGACTTTGCAAATAGAGCTGCTGCAATATCAGTTGAACACCCAGGAACATATCAACTTACATCAGAAGATCTACAGAGTTTGAAATGAAACAACCCCAAGTAATGTTTCCAATATTGTGCTTTATTGAGCCTATTGATTTGGAAAAAATTAATTTTAAGGAACCAGATCTAGAGTATGGAAGTTCTTTTTTAAGTAGAACTCCAACTACTTTGGGTAGGGATGAACTAACAGATGAGTCATATAATTATCTGTGCTCTGAGATTGAAAAATGTATTAGTCAGTTTAGTACTGATCCATTTTACATCAGTCAGGTTTGGAGAAATAAGTATAAGAAAACAGATTGGCAAGATCCACATATTCACTCTGGGACTTGTCAGTGGAGTTTTATAATCTACGATACCGTAAGTGAAGGTAGAACTGTTTTTATGCATCCTTCTCGTAAGGACATCATGAATCAGTGGGGAATATATTCCGATGTTCTACCAATGGACTTTATTCCTAGAGTTCCATCAAAACATATTATTATATTTCCTTCCTGGGTAGAGCACTATGTTGTGGATGGCAATGAAGGTGTAACTATTTCTGGAAATATACACTTGCAAAGACTCCCAGAGGAACCTTGACATGGAAACTATTGGAATTAATCTTACACATGATGGATCTGTCTGTCATTGTACTGATGGTGAGATAACATCATTTCTTGAAGAAGAAAGGATAAATGGCATAAAACACGATGCTTTGCCAGTGCTTTCTTTTAGGAAATTAATATCTCAAGGAAGTAATATCAATATATTGTTTGATAAAAACAATATGATTCTTTGCAGTGGACTAGAATCTTATAATAATGCTTCAAAAATAAACAATGATGGAATGCTAGAGGAACAAGTCTACTTTCCATTTTTAGCACATGAGGTATTTAAGTGTAAATCTGATACCCATTTACAGTATGAGTTCTCAAATGACCATCACCTCTGGCACTCATTTGCTGGATTTTATAATTCTGGTTTTGATGAAGCAGTTTGTTTAGTTGTTGACGGTATCGGAAACAGGAGACCTGGTACAAAGTCACAAGAAACATTATCTGTTTTTCATCATACATATCCAGACGTTTGTCGTTACATCGGTGGATGTGAATCTGAGGATCCTCTTCTACTAAGAACTCCAGACAACTGGAAACCAGGAATAGGCATGATTTATTCCGCAATCAGTTATTATCTTGGGTTTGGTCAACTAGGTAATGGGAAGTTGATGGGATTATCTTCATATGGAAAACCTGACCCTAGGATAGAATCTTTTCTTGGAAAAGATAAATTCCCATTAAGTACTAGATTTTCTAGAGATGTTCATGGGTGTCTGTTTCATCCATATGGCGATTTACCTCCATTACCCGTAAAAAAAGATTTTTGGGAAAAGAATGAATGGACTGAAGAGCATCAGTTATATGCAAATCTTGCTTATAGATGTCAAAAAGATTTTGAGACATATATGATTGAAGCAATACATATGGCAATAAATCTTAGTGGATCAAAAAATATTGTTCTTGGGGGAGGGTGTGCATTAAACTGTATGGCAAATTATGAGTATTTGAAATATCTACCCGATGGTGTAAAATTGTTTGTAGATCCTGTTTGTGGTGACGCAGGAACTTCCATAGGGATGGCTAAATACTTATATTACAGAAATACCAGATCCACTAAAAAAACTCCCCTTAAATCATTATACTTAGGACCAGAATGAGATACGTTGTTGATATTGATGGGACCATTTGTACTCCTGGAAAGGGAGAAGGAAGATACACAGAAGCAGTACCAATTCCCGATCGGATTGCTAAAATAAATAAGTTGTATGATCAAGGTCACTATATCGTATATTTGACCGCCAGGGGCATGGGTAGATTCGGGAATTCTCGTATGTTATCCCACAAAACGTTTTATAATTTTACTTACGACCAATTAAGATCATGGGGTTGTAAGTTTCATGAACTCCACCTAGGTAAACCTGCTGGAGACTACTACATTGACGACAAAGGAGTACACTCTGATGATTTCTTCAAGACCTAGAGCAGGAGACCCAATCAAATTTGTCCCTAAAGGGTGGGGATATGAGAAGTGGATTGTAAACTGCGAACAGTATTGTGGCAAACTTTTATTTCTTGCCAAAGGTAAAAAGTGTTCCTGGCATTACCATAAGAAAAAAGATGAAGTATTCTACGTTCAGAGTGGAAGAATTAAAATCTTATATGGTTGGGACGATAATATTGAACTTGCTACTGTTGGAACTCTTGAGAGGGGAGACAAGTTTCACGTCCCTGTTGGAATGAAGCACAGGATGATTGCTCTAGAAGATACAGAATTGTTTGAATTCAGCACAGAACACTTTGATGAAGACAGTAACAGGATAGAAGCTGGTGACTAAATGCACTAGAATTGATGCCGAATCAAAGATAACAGATCTTATCTATATCTTTGATGACTTTGTTCCTCATGAAGACTGCGATCGAATGATTGAATGGTTTCATGATAATGAAGACAAACATAAGGATGGAGTTGTAAATTATGGTGCAGGAATAGATCAACATCTAATGGATAAGTCTTCTAAGAATTGTAGAGAAGCGACTGTTCCATCTGAAGATTCTGTCTCCGAACTTCTAACAACGATCACAAGAAACGCATACTATAAAATAATAGAAAATGGAGTCACTGCCCCTATGGCAGACCTCTTCATTAATGGATACTCAATTAGGAAGTATCCAGTAAATGAAGGCATATTTGAAACTCATGTAGACCAACATGCTGGTGATGCAGTTGTTAGGTTGTTTGCTGTTTTGATTTATTTGAATGATGTGGAAGAAGGTGGTGAGACTTTATTCCCAACTTGGGGAATAGGTGTTAAACCAAAAAAGGGAAGAGTTCTCATCTTCCCATGCAACTGGTTATTCCCACATAAAGGATGCATTCCAATTTCTGAACCAAAGTATATGTCAGCAATGTTCCTTAATTTTGCACCCCAAGATATTGAGCCACCGATCGAAACTGATAGTCAATCCAACTAATATCAGCACAGGTGTAGTCCTGATATTTACCTTTTAGATGTTTGGGGAAGGGGATGGTTTTTATTTTACCACCCTCTTTTTTTGCGACTAATTCTGCAACGTCCTGGAAAGATATTGGATTCCCAGTTCCGATGTCATAGATTCCACTAGGAGCATCGTTATTCATTACAACGTTTACGACATCATCAACACATACAAAATCCCTATAGAACTTGTCAGATCCTTCAAATAGTTGGAGTTTACCTGTTTGTTTGATTTGTTTAGTGAACTTAGAAACTGGACTTGCTTGATCTCCCTTGTGGTCTTCTCCAGATCCATAAACGTTGAAATATCTGAATCCCTGAATATGTCTGAACTTATCGATATGATCTAAGACATAGTAATCAATAATTAACTTAGATATTGCATATTGGTTTAGTGGATTTATGATTTTCAAATCTTTGGTCTGGTTCCCATATACTGAAGCCGAAGAAGCATATTTAACGGGAATTTGATATTCGATTGCTTTATCAAACAAGTGTGCGGTGAATGTTTGATTGTAATGAGATATTTGCATCCAGTTCTTTTCCGTAGTGGATGACATTGCTCCTTGATGAATTATCTGCGTAATTTTTTTCCAGTCAGTAAAAGATCTCATGAACTTCCAACAGTCATCCATTCCAAGGCAAATGACTGGTTCTCTCATTTCTTCTATGGCACGAAGAAAGTGAGATCCAATAAAACCACTATGTCCTGTTAAAATTATCATAGAAACCTACTTACTGTCATAAAATACATTTGCACTAATCGCCAAGTGTTCTCATCAAACATTCCCTCTTTAATATAAGCTCCATGTAGAACTTGATCTGGATAAAAAATTAGTCTGTTGTATTTCATCTCAGCCAAATGAATTAATTCCCATGGACCAGAAGTATCTGGAAAAGGTGGACATTCTGGTATTGATATGCCATCTTGTTCTGGATTTACTTGCATACCCTTATACGTATAGAATGCAGTACCACCCTTGCATTCTTTTGGGGTATTGAGATTAATTAGAGCAGCAAATCCACCAACAGCGCCTATTGTATTATCAATATGAGGTCGTGGGTCTAGATCCTTAGTCACATTAACAATGAATGGATTGTCCATACATGATCTTCTAAATGCTCTAAGTTTCTTAGGTTCTAATCCATATACTTCAGTAACAATCTCTTCAAAGACTGGGATGAAATGATCAATATCTACTGCCAACTCAACCCTCGCTGGACATCCAGCAAGGATCCTTTTATTGTGTAAAGTTGGTGGACAACGCAGAGCAAGATCTCTTACCAACTTTGGGTTTTTGTAAAAGTTATCAATATAAACAATGGGAATCTTTTCCCACCCCATAAGTTCTACTCTTGCCTCAAGACCTTCGTTTAGAGCGAAGACCTCTCTTTCATCAATAAAATACTTTTTCATGCGATCATAAATACTTTGGAGAAACCTATAGAGTTTGGGAATGGCAAAGCCCTCTAGTAGAGACGAGTTGAAGGAATATTGTTTACGAAGACTCGGAAAACCAGTATTGGAAATTAACGTCGATGATGATCAGATCGAAGATCTTATCGATGATGCCATCCAATTCTACCATGAAAGACATGGTGAGGGAATAGATAGAGTCTTTTTAAAGCATAAACTTACTGAGGCAGAAAAGACTACCATTGTAGGCATTGCTTCCACAACCACTGGAACGAGTTCTCATGGTGGCGTCACTATGATGGAATATGAGGAAGGTGCTAATTACTTACCTCTTCCAGATAGTGTTATTGGTGTTAACAAGATATTTAAAGTAGATTCGTCATCGGTTTCTGACGGTCTATTCAATATTAAATATCAACTGTTCCTTAATGACCTATATTACTATGGTGCTATAGATCTCTTGAACTATAGTATGGTTAAATCTTACTTAGAAACTCTGGACTTTATTATCAATCCAGATGCTCAGATTAGATTTAACAAAAAGAACAATCGTTTATATTTAGATATCGATCTACAGAGTCTAACAGACAATCATTACTTAGTAATTGATTGTTATAGGGTTGTAGATCCCAATAGTTCTACGGCGGTATACAACGACTCTTGGTTAAAGAGATACGTTACTTCTCTAATCAAAAGACAATGGGGACAAAACCTCATTAAATTCCAAGGAGTTAAACTTCCTGGTGGATTGGAGATGAATGGAAGACAGTTATATGATGATGCTGTTAGAGAACTAGAAGAACTTGAACAGAAGTTGATGTCCGAGTTCGCAATGCCACCTCTAGATTTTATAGGATAATGCCTTTAAATCCATTTTTCCTACACGGGTCACCAAGCGAACAAAGACTTGTTCAGGACTTGGTAAACGAGCATCTGAAGATGTTCGGTCAGGATGTTTTGTATCTACCTAGAAAGATTGTCAATACAAACTCAGTAATTAAAGAGATTACTGCTTCTAGATTTGATGATAGTTTTAGATTGGAAGCATACCTATCCAACTATGAGGGTTTTGGATCCCCCTCCGAAATTCTTTCTAAGTTTGGAGTTAGATCGCAAGATGAGTTGACTCTAGTAATTTCCAAGGAAAGGTATGATGATTTTATTACTCCTTTCTTGAAGTTATTTCCAGAAGGGGAAATTAAAGTAACTACGAGACCACAAGAAGGAGACTTAATTTATCTCCCTCTTGATAATGCTCTATTTGAAATTAAGTTTGTAGAGACAAAAGTTCCTTTCTACCAACTGAACGATCTCTACATGTATGAACTTAAGTGTGAGATCTTTGAATATGAAGATGAGGTTATCGCTATTCCAGACACAGAGCATGGTGTCAATGGAGAAGATGTTTTGGAACCTATTGGTCTTGGTGGACAACTTCTCAAGATACAGATGGTCGAAGACAATACATCGAATGCTCTTGCTTCAGTTTCTTTGGCATCTACAATTATTGGAACTAAGTCGGTACAGTATGTAAGACTGTTTAATGAAGGTAATTATATTTCCACGCCAGAAGTATACATTTCAAAACCAACTAGAGGCAATCAAGCAACTGGTATTGCAACTGCTTACTACGATTCAGTCCAAGAAGTAAGTATAACATATAAAGGAACGAATCACATCACAATTCCAAGTGTGACGTTCACGCCTCCCAATAGAGCTATTTCTTCTCAAATTAAATTTGGAAATAACTCTCTACATCATCAAATTTATAGTGATACTAGGGATGCTAATTTTGATTTCCCAGTAAACTTAGATACAAGAACAACTGCAGATGGTAGAACCGTAATTAGTTTTTGGTTCTACCCAACTAAGTTAGATCCAGATCCAAACTTTGGTGGTGTTCTTCTTTGGTCGAATAGAATCAAAATATATCATAGAACATCAGGTACTGTCGTATATGCTTCTGGTACTACTAGTGTTGAAAATACAAATCCACTAACTTTAAATGCTTGGAACTTTATCCGAGTAGAACAAGTTGGTAATGATGCGACTCTTTCCGTTAATGGAAACACTGGATCTGATTATCCAAACGCAGACCCCATTATGTTCTTTGCTGGAGCTAGACTCCACATTGGTGCAGATACTAATGGTGCAGGAAAATTAAATACTATCACTAGAGGATTTGAGGGATACCTAGATCACTTAACTATCAACGTCACAGGAGACTCTGCATTTAGAACGACTAGTAGTGCCTTAGTTCCCACAAGTGAGACAGAACAGGAAATTGATCCACAAATGAGCACGTCTGCACAACGTGTCAATAACCTAAACAATGAGTATCCAGTTGTTGTTGCCAATCTCAATGCAGCAAGAGAAGTGGAATCTTTATCTATTGTTTATGGTGGTAGTGGATACATTAGTGATCCATTGATGACTATTGAAGAACCAAGACTGGGAGATCAGGCAACTGCTGTCGCAATCATGACCAGTAGAGGCGGTTTGCAGAATCAGGCAATTGATAGAATTCTTTTGATCAATCCTGGTACTGGATATACAACTCCACCTACTGTCACCTTCACTGGAGGTGGATCGATTGCTGGTGCTATTGCTACTTGTGTTCTCGGTGAAAGAGTCCTAGGACCAGTTGCGATTTCTACTGGTGGTTTTGGATACAACTTTACCCCAACAGTGGGAATCACTTCTATCTTTATTGCACAGTCTTCAAATACTGCAAGATCGATCGAGAATGCACAAGCAGAAGCAGTTGTAAGCACTGCAGGAACAGTAACTCAAATTAGATACAGTAATGCTGGTGTTGGATATACCTTCACTCCAGATGTAACTATAGAGAAAGTAGAAACTGCATTCTTTGGTGACTACGAAATCAACAGCGTTATCAGGGGTGTTTCTACGGGAACTAGTGCATACGTACAATCCTGGGATTCACTCAATCGTATTCTTACAGTTGCTATTCCAAATGGAAACTTTGCAATTGGCGAAGCGGTTGTCGGTGCAGGTGTCAGTTATAGAATTTCCTCAATCGAAGATAATTTCGATAATGTTCCTTTTGCATCTAATGAAGAGATTCAAGAAGAAGCTGATAAAATTATAGACTTCAGTGAAAAGAATCCATTTGGTGAGTTCTAAATAGCTTTATTAATTGGAAATATCATGTTAACCTCCCACTTTTACCATGAGATTATCCGAAAGACTATTATTTCTTTCGGTACTCTTTTTAATAATCTTGAGATCCAGCATAAAGATAGTGCTGATAACACCGTCAGCGTGTTAAAGGTTCCCATTTCATATGGACCTATTCAGAAATTTCTTGCGAGACTGGAGCAGAATAGAGACTTGAGATCTCCTGGGCGTCCTGCGGGTGCGTTAACTCTTCCAAGAATGTCCTTTGAACTCCTTGGATGTTCTTACGATGCAAGTAGAAAAGTTTCTACTATGCAGACTTTTAAAGCAGTCAATAAAGAGACCTCCAAATTGATTAAGGGGTACATGCCAGTACCCTACAACTTCAATATTCAGTTGAGCATCATTTGCAAATTGAATGAAGATGCTTTGCAAATTCTTGAACAGATCTTACCATACTTCCAACCATCATTCAATCTATCAATTGATTTGGTAGATGTTATTGGTGAGAAGAGAGATATGCCTATCACTTTAGATAATATCTCAATGGAAGATAATTATGAGGGTGATTTTATGACTAGAAGAGCTCTCATTTATACACTAAACTTCACCTGTAAGAGTTACCTGTTTGGTCCTATCAATGCAAGCAGTGACGGTCTTATTAAGAAGGTACAAGCGGACTTCTACACAGATACATCCAACCTTAGAACTCCAACAAGACAAGTCAGATATACTGCAGTCCCTGTTGCTGCAAAAGATTATAACCAAGATACTACAACCAAAACTTCCGAAATCGTTTCCGAGCTTGTTACTGCCTTTAATGTAACTGATGCTACTCCATTTAATGTAAATGATTTCATTCAGATTGATTCTGAGGTCATGTCCATTAGAGGTAAGAGTGGTAATAGATTAACAGTGACCAGAGGTCAATATCAATCGGAAATTGTTTCCCATGATATTGAAACGCCAGTCCATGTAATCAATTACATAGATAATGAACAAATTGAAGAAGGAGATGACTTCGGATTTGGTGAAACGAGGTACGATTACAGATCCGATGGTCAATCGTATAGTGTTAGTCAGACAGTGGATACTGATCTATGAGCAATAACTTTGATTCCATTGACAATGCGTTAGACATTGAGGCAACTCCAGTCGAACAGACTGAGATTGTAAAGAAACCCTCTGGGAAAATCAAAAAGAGAGAGGATATTCCAGACGTACAGAGAGACTATGAATACACTAGAGGTCAACTCTATTCTTTGATCGAAAAAGGTCAAGAGGCTATTGATGGAATCTTAGAAGTTTCTCAACAGTCAGATTCACCAAGAGCGTATGAAGTTGCAGGTCAGTTAATTAAAAGTGTTGCTGACACTGCAGATAAGCTCATGGATCTACAAAAGAAACTTAAGGATGTAACTGAAGAGAATCCAAAAGGACCAACGAATGTCACTAACAATGCCTTGTTTGTTGGTTCTACATCGGAGTTGCAAAAATTACTTAAGCAAGGTCTGAACGATAAAAATAAATCTAAATAGTTAAAATCGGTTCTTCAATCATGAAATCTTACAGGGAATTTATTAGCGAAGATTATAGAAGAATCAACCAGTACGGATCTACTTACGCAATCACGTTCATCTTCAGAGGGATGACAAGAACTCTACAAATGTTCTTTCCGCAAAAAGGTAGACCACTTAAGAGAGACGTTCAAGCAGAACTAGAAAAAATTTATCCTGGTGGAAAAGTAATTTACTTTGCACCAAGCTTAAAAGATCCAACGAAACCATTAGTTGTCATTGAAGACTGATTATGCCTGCAGATAGTGATGTATATCTTGGTAATCCGAATCTAAAAAGAACCAATGTTAATATTGAGTGGACTCAAGAAAACATTGAAGAGTATTTAAAGTGTAAGGAAGATCCCGTATACTTTACAGAAAACTATATCAAGATTATTAACTTGGATGAGGGTCTCGTTCCATTCGAGATGTATCCTTTCCAAGAAAAGTTAGTAAAGAATTTCCATGAAAACAGATTCAACATCTGCAAAATGCCACGACAGTCGGGTAAGTCAACGACTGTTGTATCTTATCTTCTACATTACGCTCTTTTTAACGATAGTGTTACCATTGGTATCCTAGCAAACAAAGCAGCAACTGCAAGGGAACTCTTAGGCAGATTACAAACTGCATATGAGGCACTACCTCACTGGTTACAACAAGGTGTTGCAGTTTGGAACAGAGGTTCTATTGAACTAGAAAATAAATCGAAGATCATTGCTGCATCGACATCCGCATCTGCTGTTCGAGGCATGTCGTTCAACATCATCTTCTTGGACGAATTTGCGTTCATCCCAAACCATATTGCAGACGACTTCTTCAGTTCTGTATATCCTACTATTTCGTCTGGTAAATCCACAAAGGTTATTATCGTTTCTACCCCCAAGGGTATGAATCACTTCTACAGGTTATGGCATGATGCCGAACTTGGTAGGAATGAATATGTAACTACGGACGTTCACTGGTCAGAGGTTCCTGGTCGTGATGAGGCGTGGAAAGAACAGACAAT